GTAATAGCTTGTGTGATGGCAGCTCTTTTGGCAGCTTCTTGTGCTGAAGACTTAGCTGATAGACCCATCAATACTGCTTCTTCTCTTTGTTTCTCAACAAGGTTTTGTTGCTGTATCTTATCTTCAGCTGCAGCTTGCACTCTTTGTGCTTGTTCATTTGCAGCCATTGCAGCTAAGAAGGTTGAACCAGCTCCAGCGTCCATTCCGGCCATTGTTGCTTTCAGTTGGTCTGATTGTTGTGCTTGTAAGGCTTTTACTGGATTGATAACAGCTTGTCTTGCATCTGCCATCTCCGCTGTATTAAAGCCTAAGAGTCCCATCTCTTGTTCTCTTTGCAACTTTTTCATTTGTTGCTTCTCAAAGTCACTCATCATTCCTTCGGCTTGTTGGAAGTTAGCAATACCTTGGCCTATGCCTTTGACTGCTGCTCCACCGCCCATTATGAGTGCTAGTGTTAAAGGATCCATTGTTTGCTCCTAATAAAATGCTTGGATTGAATACGTATAAAACTTAAGTGGTACAGATGAAGAACCCGCTTGTCCCACTAACTCAAAGAAATGTTCTCCCTGTGCAAGTTCTTGTACAGTTTGAAAAGAGAATGTTCTTCGTCTATATGGTGATACGATTGGCTCGTTTGCAGTACCACTGTTGTTTACTTCTATCTGTTCTGAGAAGTAGTTTTGTGATGCATTCAGAGGGTTTCCATCGATACGTAAAGAGATAAGTGTCGATGTTGGTGAGTTTGTATCTTTTGGTGCTAAAGGTCTTGGACTTATCGTAAAGTAGAAGAACACTTTTGCATCAGCTTCTAGATAGAAGTCGACTGAACAGTTGGGTACAACACCACGACCAGAACCTCCTAGCTTATGAAACTTGGAAGAGAAGTATCCAGGATGAAAGATAGGGAATGTTGGATGTCCACCACTTACACCAGATTGCATCTCGTATCGATTATTGATTGGATTGTATAGTCCTTTCATTACGTGTTTTGGTTCACACCATTCTGATGCTGTGCTTATATCACTTGCTGAAACATTGCCATTTATATAGTTTCGCAATTCATCAATGTTTTGTTGAACCTTATCTGCTTCTATTACTTGTCCAGTACTGAATGCATTTGGTACTACGTATGCCATTATACTCCCTCCTTTCTATATACTACATAACCTATGGATGCTCGTTCCATATGAAGTGTTCCATCTATGCCACCTTGTGCATTTGTCACAGCTTGATCTTCAATGAATGTTCCATTTTTGGTAGATGATGTATTGTAATGCAAGCCCATTAGCCCAGTTATATAAAGTTGGATAGAATACAATGTTTTTGCAGTAGTCACCTTTATATATGTTTGTCCAGCACACTGCTTGGCTGGTCCTAGTGCTGCATTTGATGCACCATTTTCAGAATCCATCACAACAGCTACTGTATCGTTCCCAGCACCATTTGTACTTCCACCACTTCCCATCATTACCGGTATCCAAGTCCAATGGTCAAAACGTTTATCAGCGAATGGTTTTAGATTGTTTAGTCCAGTACTCAATGGGTCTGATGAACCACCACCTCCACCAAGAGGAGCAACACCATCATCTGGATTAGCAAACTGTTCTGATGTAAAACCGTGTGATCCATCGCCAGGTTGCGTAAAGTTTGTGTTAGAACCTAAGTCATCTTGCGTATTGAACTCTGGCCATACGACCATAGCGTAGTTAAGAATGGTACTTCTTGTACTAGAATGGTCAATAAGCTCACATACATAGTTTGCCAACGTAGAGTTATCTGGTTCGAACCTCCAGGCAGTCACATTCCAGAAGACGTGGATTATATCGCCAACCTCTAATGCAATACCCTTAGAACGTTGTGTGGACCCATCTTGGTATCCTCCAACCGGTATCTTCGTACCAATACCTTGCTGTGTACTTGTGACACCAGAAGCGTTATGTGCAAGCTCTTGTCTTTTATTTGCATCATCAGTCTTGTTAGAACCAGAAGCTGCTACATCTGTAAGTGAATGATACTTTGCATTTGCAGCTACAGCTTGGCCTTGAGATACGAAGTATCCATTCTCTTGATACAATGCGTGCTTGATACTCATTCCTTTGTTGTTGGAAGTCGTAGAAGAATGATTGACAAAGTTATCTCGTATCACACCCTCTGTTGCTACGTTATCATCATTTATCCCTTGCGAAGAACCGGCAGCTGCGTTGAAGTTTGCGTTTACTTCTGCAGCTTGTATTGTTCCATTTGCTGGATAGAATTTTTGTAAGTTTACTGAACCCATTTGTCACCTATACTTGTTTATCATTGTTAAGAGTCCACCCCACCACACAGCAACAACTTGGTCTTGGTCTGTATCATCACGTTGTGAAGGTACACGCCAGTGTACAGATACTTCGTGAGATCCTTTGCTAATAGGTATTGTACATCTATGTATGGAAGTGTTCATTATCTCGTATTGTGCACAACTTGTGTAGACTGTATTGCCATCTATTCGTATCTGCCATTGCATATTCTTAAGAGCAACCTTATCTGTTGAAAAGTCCTTCCAATAAGACCAATACTGTGTCTTTGCTTCTGCACATTGCCAACTAATCTCTATCATTCCTTCGTTGGTATCTAAAGTTTGCGTTGTAGCTACTGCCCATCCATCGCCAGCATTTACTGGTTCTTCACCGTATCTGTATCCATACATCAAACGACCAAGTCTATTTGGTGTGCTTTCTACATAGTTTTGGTCTGGTTGTAAGTCTGCATCTGGAGCATTGATGTTTGCTACGATCTTGATAGATTGGAATAGTCCATCAGTACAAGATGTAGTTCCTATACCGGCATATGGCATATTATCTCTATCCATACCACCGTTCATAACATCTACGTAGTTTCCTAGACAGTTATCAAACTCTCGAGATTGTGTGATGCTTCCACTTATTATATCGCCTTTACTGAATCTATATGGCATTAGGTTCCTCTCTTTCCTTTGATTGTCATTGCACCATCTGCTTGGTATTCGACTGAATAACCAATGAATGTCAAGTTTTCCACTCCACTCATCTCAAATGCGTATGCACTATATGCACCTCCGGTGATAGGTACTCTCACAGTTGTCATTCTTTTATCTTCCCATACAGCTGTATCAAACTTTCCTTTGTCATAAACAGTTTGGTCTGGATGGTCTGGAGGTTGCATCATTGCTGTTCCACCATCGAATGGTGTAGACCAGTTTCTATCTTTGTAATGATCTATCTTTATTTCCATATCACCGGTTGTCATTACGTATAGATACAAATACTTTGGATACTTCTTCAAGTATGGCAGTCCCATATCAATCCATTGTGAACGAAACACAAACTGTAATGGTTCAGCTTCTTTAGGGACATCAGATACAGAGCTTCCTTGTGTTCCAGCAGCTCTCTTCTTAGAGATTGCGTATATACCTCTTCGTATCAGAACATTGTTTCCTGGTGTACCAGCTGGACTGAAGTCATCACATCCAAACAAGAAGTTGCCATCTTTATCTGTGGTAAGACATCGTATTGGAAAGTCTTTACTACGTTGTGAGAACTGTCCATTGTTTACGTGAAACACAAGTCCTAGTTGTAGTTTGGTTCTTCCACTTTCTGGTAAGTAGTAGTGTAGTTCTTGGAACGATGGTGAGTATGCACCCACAGCTGCCGGCATTGCATCGATAGATAACCTTTCAAAGATCTCATCTAATCCAGCTGATAGTTTCTTAAGAACAAGATCTGAACCACCATCAAGTCCACCAGAGATAAGATATATTCCATCTCTTGATACGAAGGTGACTCCTAAGTTTGGTACAGCAACGATTGCATTGTGTGAATATGCACCAATACCCTCTACGAATGGTACTATCTCAAACCCTTGGATGTTATCGCCTCTTATCAGATCAATACCATTCTCTCTAAAGACCAGTAAAGAGTTGTAGTAAGCTTCAAGTCCAGTAATGTCTCCACCCTCTCTTGTTCCTACCTCGAAGAAGTCCAATGCTGCAAACCGGTCTGGTTCTAAAGGTCTACTAAAGTATAACCTCGTAGGATCCATCTCTCCACCATCTACAAAGAGGCAGTTCTTGAAAGATGCAGTAAACCTCGTACTCTTTGCTGGAAAGCGAATGGATGATGCTCTTGATGGTGCTTCGGCACCTAAACTCTTATCACTCTTCATATCCACGTAAGTCACATCGTGGTTATTCTTTATCTCATCTAAGAAGTAGAATAAGCTTCTATCACCATCTGATTGTGTACGATATAGCCTTCTTGCTACTGTACCGGTTGGCCCGGTTGGTATCTCTAACACAGAACCAACCTTTGGTACGCCGCTATTGCCATCTCTTGTGACAGAAACACCTTTATATGTGAACTTATTCGAATCATTTGATAAAGGCGATTCAGAGCCATTCTCGTTAACGAATGACATACGATAGATATATTCTACTGTGACTGTATCTGTAGAGGATGTGATACCTTCGTATGTCACACTACTTCCTTTGTAGATGTTGTTGCCACTTCCTACGTAGTCATCTGATGCTTCCAATGCTGTAATGTCTCCATCACTTCCTGGTACTCTTACAGCAGATACAGTAGGGTCACCTGGTGCTTCAGCCCATCCAAGTGGATACAATCTTCCATCGGCACGAAACTTTACGGGTTCATCGATGCCGTTGGTGATAACGCAATACTTGCCGTAAGGTTCGTACGATGTGCGAACTGCATTTGGAGCAGGGATTGTTCTATTTGACTGTAAAGCTTTGAACTGTGTACTCGATGTATCTCGCCAAGGTTGTAGAAGACACAATTTGCCATTACATTCAAACAAGATGTTTTGTTGTTTGCTTCCGTGCTTCTGAAACACATAGAGCGAATCTACTGGTTTGTTCAGTTGGTTGGAAGATGTAAAGGGACCATTGTCTGGATCTGTATGAAAGAAAGGCTCAAATCCTAGATGTGTTGTCCACCCTTTTGTTTGTGGGTCATACGTAAAGTTTTCTATCAATTGTGCAGTGTTTGGAGGTGCGGGTATTGATAGATCCATCCCCATCTGAGGATTAACAATTTGTCTAGCAAGTGTTTTCATTATGTTCCATCCGCTCCAGTACCGTGCGTAAGATTACGAAAAGGACGTAGAGAAAGAGGTCCACTTCGTGTAGAACCTTTGATGTAGTAGTGTGACCTTTCGTTCAAGTATCTTCTTTCACACTTTCTCATCTCATCATCAGCTTTCTTTTCGTAGAATAGAGCCATATCTGGATTCTTATGTTTGATGAATAACTCTTGACAAGCACGATAGACTAAGTATCTATGCGTATCTGTAGGAGAGTTTGGTGTATCGTAGTCATCCAATAACTTGCCAGGATAGTACATATAGCGTACTCTCATTGGTGTCTGAGCAGCTGGTCTAGGATGCAAACGTATTCTCCATCGGTTATCTAACGTGATTGGTACTCTAGGCACTTGCAATAAGGTAGCAAGTTGGTTTAAGTTCCACCAAGCTTCTTGATATGGAAGTTGGAATGTTGTATCTGTATCTTCAGCAATCACTCGATTGAGTGTAGGACCACCACCCTGATATGTGAATGCACCAAGGTCTCTAAAGAACTTCTCTTCGTGTGTCACACCAGTTGTCATTCCTTCGACTGATACCAATCTGAAGAAGATGCGTTTACGTAGACCAAAGTTTCCTTGTTTTGTTGTATCTTGGAAAGTGAACTTAGGACGTTGTGCAATCGTGATTTGAATAGGATCACTCATTGGTCCTACTTCACCGTGTAGTTCATATGCCATTGCAAACTCGTAAGTACCAGGAGTCCATCCTCCACCGGATGATTCATCTACTACAATAAAGTCTTTGTTTGCTCTAGGAATGTAATCACGTACTTTACGAGATACAGTCTCTGGTGGTTGATCGTAAGGTATCCAAGTTGTTGGAGTACCAGTAAAGTCATCTCGTAAGTTAAGCTCTTCATCATTCCTTCGTAGCATTGAGTACATATGACCCAGTGCGTTTGTTCCTACACTTGCTTCTTCTAAGTTTCTAATGCCAACTGAAAGGATGTTGATACAATCTTGAGGAAGTGTCAAGTATCTTTGTTGTATCTTACAAGTCACGACTTCAGTACTTCCGGTACCACCAGTGAAGTGATGTCTTGGTGAGTTAGACGAGTATTTGCTTATTTGTAATGCGGTGCCATTTGCGGCTTGTTTGTCTAGTATGTATAGACCATTGTTTATCTGAGTATCTGAACCACTGATTACGACAACTTCTCCGTCATATTTGATCTGGCCAAAGCGACTTTCAGTACTGTTCAAAAACGTAGAAGCCGACAGTGTGACTGCGGCAGAGGGGTATTCTTCTGAATATGTTGATTGTGCTATCGTAGCAGCTATATCTGTAATGTCTGGTTTTGTGTATATGTCCACCGACTTTTGGTTGAACTTCCAAGGATGTGACGTAAAGAACTCAAGATATATTTCATTGACGACTCGATTTACTTCATCCTTGTAGCTTTGTACTTGTGGGTCATAGTCGATGATAGACCCAATCATTGATCTTATTTCTTGTAAGTTCATATATCACCTCTTTAGTAAGAGGGAGAGGCCAAGAGGCCTCCCCCATTTTGTTGAGTTTGGGTTTGATCTTACTTAAAAGGAGAACAAACAAGAACTCGGGATGTACCGTCAGCTGTAGAAGCTTCCATTGCAATCGCAACACCTTGAGAAGGCAACTCTTCTGCACCACCAGTGACACTGATAGCGTGAAGTTTACCGTCTGCACCAGTAGCGGCAAGAGGCATACCAATTGCAACGTTCTTTACGTCGCCTTTGACTTTTGCTTCTTCCACGATACCACACAGTACCACATCGATGAATTGACCTTGTGAACCAGGTTCTGCAGCAACACCAATAGCAACTTTAGCACCGGTTGTACCAGTGTTAGCAAGGCGGATACACATCAAGCGTTCTCCTCCAGTTGCAGTCATATCGAATGCCACAGCATCACCAGCAACGATAGATTCGTTTTGGTTTACGCGGAATTTTTCTACTGAACGTCTGTTAGAGATGAGGTTTGAATCCTCTCCAACGCCAGTTTCGTCAGCTCCGAAAAGCTTTTGTATTAGTCTATTTGTAGCCATTTTCTACTCCTATGGGTTAACGTGAAGACCTTGAGAGGCCAAGTGGGTGAAGTAGATCTGCATACGAGTATAGATGTTAGCAGAACGAGAAGCATAACCAGAGACGTGCTCAAAGTCATCCATATCGAACTGTGCAGCACTATCGAATGCAAGCTTGATATATTCAGTGTTTAAGAAGTAAGCACCGATAATATTATCCCCAGTAGGATCTGTTCCAGCACCGTTCTGGATAGCAGCTCCAAGGAATGGATCTACGTGCAATGAAGCACCGTGGAACATCAATGACAAGCGACCAGCATCGAGCTGTGCATCATCAATGTATCGTTCTTGTTGTTGAATCAACGACTTGTAAGTAGCAAAGTAGTCTTGTGAACAGATGATAAGATCTGGTCCTTTACCATTAGGTGAGTTGATTTGACAAGAGATGTACAAGTCAGTCATATCAGCGATAGACAAAGTACCACTAGATGTTTTGAACTGGTTGTTCAGTCTTTCGAAAGTTGACTTAGAAAGTCCACCAACTGTGTTTGTTTGAGCACCAACTGCTCCATCTTCCAAGAAACCAGTTGTAGATCCACCAGCATTTGTACCATTGTGTCCGTTCAGAGAAAGAAGATTGGTAAGAACAGTAGAACTGTTAGCAACCAACTGCTTTTCAACTTCACGTTGCAAGGCACCCATAACTGACTTCATACGAGCTTCAAGGATAGAAACGATAGCTCGCTCGCCCTTGTTTGAAAGTTCTTCAGATCGTGTAAGTACGATTGGAGCAACAAAGTCACACCAGTTGAAAGAAGCGTTTCGTAAAGAATCCTTAACAGCAAGGTTTACGGGTTCGTATCCACTGTCAAGTTGTGTAATTGAGGAATGTTCCTCGAGGATAAGTGGAACGTCCAATTTTTGTCCACCATCGTAAGTCTCTATTCCACCCTTTTCGCGCATTGTCTTGAGAAGAGGAGTTGCTTGAAACAACTGATCTACTTCTTCATCAAGAAGAATACGGAGGGTTGAACTGAGAACATCATTAGAAATAGCCATCACTATTCTCCGTGTTTATAGTTTAATGTATTTATTGTATCGCGTAGTATTGGATTGTCCTTGCGGGTCCGTGTACTTGTCTCTCTGTGCGAGAAAGGGTGAGAGGGTACAGTATTTGTTTTGTTGTTTTCCATATTAGCCTCGTTTCCGAGCTTCGAGCCATTTGTAGATTTCATAACCTTTAAGACCTTTTGGAGGTTTTTCAGATCCTCTAGAGCCAGTCTGAATCTTTAGTCCAGCCTCTCTCATCTTTGCTTTACGAGCAGTATTTTCTTCTTCTAACGTGACCATACGTTCTGACATTGTTTTGCCTTTCACAATATAGTATGCGTCTTGGAGAGAAAGTGCTTCGTTATCATTCAGCATCGATGCAATGTCATCTTTGAACTCCATCATATCAGGGTTCGCTTGTTTGAATTGTTCGAGCTTGGATCTTCTAGTTTGTAGTTCTTGTTCCATTCTTATCGGCTTCATCATTTCTTGCAATCGTGTGGCAACTTCTTGCTCTATTCTCTTTTCAAACGATGCGTTATCGTAAGGATCTAGTTCTACACGTTCTTGATTGGCAATCTCATCTACTTGTTTATTAAAGTCTGAGTTCATCAATGAAGTTCGCATTGCTTCTACTTCTTTACGCTGATTGGATAACTCTTGTGTCTTACGGGTGTAATCCGCTCGTAAGTTAGCCATCAGTTTTTGTGCATCCTCTGGAAGAGAGTTCACCACTGCATTGTAGTCGATACCTTTATGTCCACCTTCATCAGCCATTGCTACTTCTGCTAGCTGCTCGATGGTCATTTGGTCTGGTGTGGGAGGAGGTGCTGTTGCTTTGGCTTTATCTAAAGCTTCACCAACTTTATCTCTTCCGAACTTGTTTCGTACGGCTGAGACAGCTTCTTCCACATTAAGTTCTACATTAGGTGTTTGGACAGTCGCTGTTTGCACTTCATCTGCTACATTGCTCACGTTGTTATTGTCTGTTTCACTCATCTATTGGTTTCTCCTATGCCATTCGTGACATAAATAGGTCAACCTCTGCATCTGCATCGGCTGAGGGTTGTGTAATTGCTCCTCTGGTAGCTTCGGTAGCCATCATCGGAACGTCTGAATCCTTTTGAAACTCACCCATTCCGAGTGGCTTATTTAGGAAAGCTTTGAAAGATTTGTCTGAAGCCATTGCGTCCATCTTACCGGCTAGTTCGATAATGTCTTGGTCGTCTTTAACGTCTTCTAAACTGTATTCGTATTCATCCATACCAGAGGACATAACAGCTGAATCAATCATCTGTAAGTTTCTGATAAACTCTGGAGGTAAGGGATTGGGAGCTGCATCAAACTTAGGATACATCGGTGCTTGAAACAACTTGTTTACTCTATTCATTGAATCTACAAGTTTGTTTATTCTATTCAAACTGAAGTCTCCTTCAATCTTTGGCATCGAGTCTTCCTCAGCCATATCGGCCTTGTCAGCAAGTTCCATCAAACGCTCTGGCTCAACTGCCATCGCTTCCATTTCCATTTCGCGCATTTCTTCACCAGGCATTATTTAGCTCCTTTTGGTATTGATTGTAAATTATTGGGACCGATTGGTAAACCCATTTGGGTGAGGGAGGACACATCGTCCGGTACACCCTGTGCGGCATCATCAGCTTTACCTTGTGCCATCTTTTTCATTTGTTGTTCCGCTTCCTCGAAGAAGGCTTCCGGAAGACCAAGTGCTCTCACCAGTTCTTTCAGCAACGTATTTGTTGGTACTCCTAACTGTTGTAGGAGGGGAATGGACTGGATATACTCCCTCTTTCTTACTGCCTCACTGATTGGTGTCATCGCTTGGTCTTGTGCATAACATACCCAGTTTTCTTGCAAGTCATCTGGTTTTACGACTACTGGACTTCCATCGACATTGATGATGTTTCTATCTCCACTCTGTTCGATATACAATCGTAGAATGTTGATATACGTGGTGGCAATCATTTCTATCATCATATCTCTTTCACGTGCAAGACGACCAATCTCATTGGAAGAGTAAGCAGCAAGTGCACTAATCTCTGTAGCACTGGACCTTGTAGCTTCTCCTCTTGTGAAAGGTGCAAGGATGTTTCCTTTGTCTTTGTCTTGTTGGACTTGACGATAGTATTGTTCTAGTTCTGGAGGTGTTTGATTCTGAGGTACTGGGACAACTACGTTATTGATGTTCTCATCATCTACTTCTATGAATAGTCCATCGATACCAGATGCAACTTGTGCCATTTGCTCATCATCTAACGATCCTTTTCTTACCAAGTATTGTCTCGATGCTTTACGAACACCGTTTGCTTGGAATGTACGTATGAGGTTCGTTTCGTATATCTGGTCGTATATTCTTTTCATCGCACTGTATCCATCGAGGGGATTGTCTGGAATGCGATTAAAGTACAATGGAACGATTGGAATAACCTTCTCACCACTCACTGATTCGAATGGTATCTCAACTTTGTCTAAGAACTTTTCACCATCAGCCCAATCTTGTGTGTAGAAGTACAACATCCCTTCTTGCAAGTCATAGAACTCTACAACTTCAATGAACTGAAACATATCGATGTCAATGTTTGGATCATCGTCATTGCGATAGGACTTGTCAAAGTATTCTCTTTTACGTTGTGGACTGTAGTCTTTATTGCCAAACAGTGTCTTTGCTTCTGGTAAGGGTAAGAAGTACTTATGTCCTACGAACCGGCAGTCTTCCCATCGTCTTGCTTGTCTATCTATAATGACTTCCCAAGGAGGTAGAGCAAACATATCCACACGTCTATAAGGATCTTCACTCTCTCTTGGCATCAGTTTTGCAAAGGACATAGGATAGATGAGTGCCATACGTGCTGCATTCTCTATTGTTGTCCTCTGTCTAAGAAGAAAGTCGTTAGCAAGATGTTCTGCTACTTCTTTGTTTCCTCTTGCACGAAGACCATCTTTGAATATGACACCAGGATTGCGTGAGAACAAAGATGCCATAAACGATTCGATATAACCATAAGCATCTGATGTCTGAATGGTGATACCAAAGTCACCCATTCCGTATGTCTCACCTTTGTCCCAGAAGTCTGTTTCGTATGCTTGCTTATAGCAAAACAAGTCTTTACGATGGTCTGTCCAGTATTTGTCGTGTACTTCACACACAGTCTTTATTTGTTGGGGCTTCATTAGTACTCCTTCCGCTTATATGGGATAGGACCCATTGCTCTGATACGTCTTGCTCTTGCTTTCGATTTGAACTTTTCGATCATTGATTGTCTAGTTTGTGTGAAAGTTGGAGTTGGTTCTAAGTATGCAAACCATTGTGCAAGACAGAAAGCCATAAGGACATCGTCATTACCACCCTTACCGTGTCCCGGTATACCTTTGGTTGATGTTTGACAGTTTCTCATCTCGCTCCACAGTGGTTGAGGAAAGGTATCGATCATCTCATTGCAGAGTAGACTTCGTACGTGGTCAAAGATCTTCAATTTATTTTCCCCTCGTGTGTACCAGTCCTTACCGGTTTTGCCTTTATATAAGTTTTTCAAACGCCACTCTTTTAATCTATATAGGACTGTATAACCAGGTCCATCTGCTTCTACAATTGTTCTTGGTTCGTTGTACTCGTGATATAGTTCCCATATCTTCTCTGCAAGGACCTCTGGTAGAATCGTATTATCTCTATAAATATATGCTGGTTGCAATGTTGTTCCGCTAATAATGACAATTGCTGAGTAGTCTTTTCCAGTTCCTAACGCAACATCCACACCCATATAGTACCTATCTCCAATGATTTGTTCGTCATCTTCCCAAACTTTACCCTTGAAAGGCAGAATAGTACAAGTGTCTATGATGTCTGTAGGATAGAACATCTTGGAGTTTGTCATAAACGCTTCATCGATAGAAGAAGGATACTCTCTCTTAAACTTTTCAATACCCATCGTACTGATTTGTGTACGACGCCAGTACATTTGAGCTTTAGAAAGACCATTGTCCTTTTGTATCTTCAATTCGTTATCATCCATATTCGGAACATTAGGATGGCCAAACTGCGATTTTTTCTTATACTTTGCGTGTTTATGCCAGGGAAAGAAACAAACGTGCCAGCCGTTTCCAGGGCTTCCAATAACTAGTTCGTGGTATTTATCGCCAGGTCCATTCGGAGTCGTTTCAATAACGATCTGACCTTCACCAGCGGATGCTACAACATTGGCCAAGAGATCATCTTGGTCATCGAAGAATGCAAACTCACTAATGTGTGCTGAGGTGAAAGTGAATGAACGAGTAGAACCAGCTTTACCTCCAGCAGTAAAAGAACGAAGTGTTGCTTTAGTGTCCTTGAATGTAAGAGTCCTAGAGGACTGTTTGGACAGCTTTCTTTGCAATGGTTTTGGTAAAGCAAGATAGAAGCCTTTATCCATAGAATGAAGATGGTCAGCCGAGTCCCGAGTATATGACAAAATAACGGAGGTTTCGGGCTCGACTGACACGTATGTCTTCCATAAGAAGTAGGCACGAATAAGAGTTGAGCAACCAATCTGTCTTGCCTTACAGACGACAACACGATTGTGTTCTAATAACGCATCAAGGAGAATCTCTTGTTCGTCATTCAGTACGAATGGTACTACCTTACCCGCTTCTTTATCGAAGACATATAAAAACTTAAAGAAGGCCCTAGGATCTTCTCTAAATCTATTCATTACTGGATTGTCAAGTCTCACTTAAACAACCTCTTGTACACTTCATCAAATGTCTTGGGACAAACAATGTATTCATCATCGTTGTTTATCGCATCCATCACTTCAGCAAACGAATGACCAGTTTCATCTGATACTTTCCTAATCACTTTTTCGAATATGTCTACTGAATCAATAATCATCTTACCGTCCTTGGTATATTGTGGAACTTGGGACCAATCAAATGGCGTCCAATCACTTTTTGTTGCCACCTTCTAGCACCGATAAGATCTCACTCATATCACCTTCTGAACCAAACTCTTGACGAAACTTTAAGAGGACTGTGCATAGTTCCATAAAGGTTCTAGGTCCCATCTTCCAGTTCTGTTCATCGTTGTGCTTCACAGCGAGGAGCATAATGTTTCTGATAATAGCCTCAAAGTCTCCATTGTGGATAGAACTTGTAAGAGCTTTCTTGTAGTTCACTGACTTTCTTTTATGGTTCTTTATTTGCATAATGTTCTCTTAGCTTATTGATTGCTTTTTTCTTCTTTTTCCAGATCGCAGATGGTGTCTGATAACCAAGACGTTTCTGTATCTGCTGAAGAGTCTCACCCTCGTAGTAGTAATACCAGAGGATGTCAGCCTCTTTCTTAGTAAGTACTTCTTCAATTTCATCGAAACTGATGTGGGTTGTATCATCTTCTTGCTCTGGTTCTTCTCTTTCTATTAAAATTTGCAAAGGGTCTTTAGGTGTGTCTGAGGTGTTTTGTAGTGCTATCCACTCTAGGAGACCTTGATCTCCAGTTGTCCAGTGACGTCTTGTCCAAGAATCTTTCATTCCCTCTCTCCAAAGAATTATTAAACTGAACTTGTACTGTACTCATAAGTAGTATATCTCTTTTCTTCTCTATGTATTGTCTCTAGTATAAGTATACTGAACTCTAGAGTATTGTACAAAATAAATCTAGAAAAATATATTATTGTACAACTAGTTGAACATAGTTATAGTTAGTATATCTCTTACTCTAAATAATATCTCTATCTCTTAATAACTACTAACTGAAGGAATCAGTATGAGCAGAAAGAAGACAATGCTAACTATAACAGAAAGAGACAAACTGAATATGTACAGAGTTTGTCGTAAGAATATCAGAGCACTTATTGAAGATGGTAAACTGATTCATATACCAGCTAAGAAGGTGTTTCAGTTATCTCAAACTTTGTTAGATCACTATCTTGCACAGATGACTCTAGACTTACTAGAAGGACAGTGGGATGAAGAGATCAAGGACTTGATGACAAAATGAAAGTGATAGCCTCAGAACTCTGGAACAGAATCAAAGTACAAGTCCATCTGAAACCTACAGACCGTCCACATATCAGAGACTTCAAGATGCAGACTGTAGACAAGGACTTATTCAAAAACCACAAATGCATCAGCTTCTTACCTTTCGTAAACACTTGGCCTACAATCATAGCATCACCAGAGTTTATCAGAAACAACCCTGTGCTTACTCTTTGTGAAGTGCCGAATGATATATCGAAAAAGATTGTAGAATGCGTTGGTCATACCGTCATTAACGTTGTATACCATCTTGATACTGGCGATTGGTTGATGCATTGGATAGATGAAGGAAAGACTGAAGGTGAATACGAATGGGTTAACCCTAATCCTCCAGATCCAGAAGAAAGAGAGATGTGGATACGTGCAAATACTGGTCTAGATCCTTCCACCATCGATGTGGTGTCTGAATGATTGAGTTGACAGTAGATGGCAAAAAGTCCATAGCAGTTGTCACAGAACAAGACGATAAGCTTTACACACTTCTTTGGATGGGTGAGATCTGGTTCTTGGATATGTATGGCATTCCTACACTCACACCAGAAGGAAAAGCTGTAGCTATCGTGCCATCTAGAGTTGTCCTTGATGCTGATAAAGGGAGACTTCTTCCTTGAAACAATACGATATAATCATAATGGACCCACCCTGGCATTACAGTGCAAGTGTGAAGATGCATAAACAAGTAGGTTCTTTGTACAAGACAATGAGACTGAAGGATATGATGGACATCCCAGTCCACAAGATGTGTAAACCCTCTACTCTTCTCTTTATGTGGACTACTGGACCTAAGATGAACGAAGCAATCAAACTAATGAATGCTTGGGGTTTTACGTATAAGACTGTAGCATACGTATGGAAGAAAGGGACACATAAGAATATGGGACGATACTCTATGTCTCAGTGTGAATATGTCCTCGTGGCAACACGTAAAGGGAAACAAATGAAGCCCGTAATCTGGAACGAACCTCAGTTTATCGATGTCCAAGGTACTGGACATTCATCAAAACCAGAGGTCGTACAAGACAAGATAGAAAGGACGTGGGGTGATAACGAACGATGCGAGGTATTTGCAAGACGTTTTAGAAAAGGATGGGACTGTATAGGCAACGAGATAAACGGCACATTAGAGGACTTCCTCGATGATGTCCTACCCGGCGACGTGAGCGTAGAAGGACCAGTGACCGGGGAATGATTCGCTATTCCA